CTGTACTACGATACAAGTCTTCGTCTATACGTTGTGAGTACATAAAAACATTATCTCCATTATGTACATCTACATACAATTCGCCCCATTCGTTGCGGAATACTTCATCTTTGTTTATTTTAATAGTCATAATAATCTCCAGTTAATTAGCCATACGAATCACAGTTGCTCGACTCAGACGAGTCTCGCTATTATGTTGTGATATGTAGACATAAAAAAAGGGAAGCTTTTACACTTCCCAGTTTATATTATTTCTTAGCAAATCTAGCTTTTGCTTGAGCAACTAGGTCAGCTTTTGTACCCTTTATCTGAGGCTTCTTAAGCTGATAGTCTGGATATACTGCCATGATTTGTTTGATGATAACATTGCCTGCTTCATCCCACTCTTGAGCCTGAAGTTCTGCTCTGTTTAAACCTGCTTGCAATTCAGCTAACTTGCCCTCATCAACTGCTTCAGGATTTAATCTAAACAAATTACTTATCTTCTCTTCAAAGTCATTAGCATTTTCTGTGTTTATTCTCTTGAGATAATCACAATTGCCAACAGCCTTATCTGCTAAGTATTTAGAGATGAAAGGATTCATGTCTTCATTAAAAGTAATTTCTGTTATTTGTTGTGTTGCTTTAGTTTTCATTTGTTTCTCCGTTTATTAAATTATAAAAGTGACCGTAGTCGTGTTAGATACAACATCATATATACATAATACAACTAAAGGAACACCAAGGAGCTTTGCTTCTTAGGTGTTGCTTGCGTAGCGAATGGTTGTATTATGTATATATTATGTTAGTTTCAACTAAGACTAGGTTATCTTTTGCTTTAATTTAATATACGGATAAACAATAGCTATGAAAACTTACACAACAAATAAGAGACATTACTGAAGACATGAATACTCTCTAAATACAAAGATAAGGTGCATTGACAATTGTATTATCGTCTACCTGTGTTCCTGTGCTACTGAGTTTGTAGATAAGATATTGTTTAGGTAATCTGTGTTGATGTAGTTAGTTGTATTGCAGGTTTAGAGACAGCTTCGCTAAGAGATGATGTGCTTATAATAATTACAGATTACTGCTGATGTCTTCTAAGGGTACATTACACTGACATTCACATCAACTTTGGACTACGGAAGTGTAACTGGAGTAGTACTTAGTCTGTGTATGTCTACTGTAGACACCGGGGGAGGCTCATTGTGTGTGACTCCTACTAATAATAAAGAATCACTTGTAGACGAGAGCAACTTTTGGTCTATTAACGTCTACTAATTATTATTTAATACTAGATTTAGTAATAAGAGTTGATATTGGTTTACAAAGCAGGAAAAGTATGCTAAACTAAAACCTAAGATTCGGTACTTAAGTTACATACGCAAGCCTAGTACAACAAGCAGGTAGTTATTTAGATAATTTATTTAAATACTAACATGCGTGTAACTTAAGTATGCTATACTTCAGTTTTCAACTAGCATCCTAAGTTATGACTGAACACGACAAAAGAAAAAACAATAAAGGTAATCCTGCTTTGTATAAAGGAATGTCACCTTTAAATCCAGCTGGGCGACCTAAGGGTAGTATGAACAAGTGGACTGTACTATCTAGAGAAATGCTTACTGAGCGTGGACCTGAAATAGTACAGGTTATTATAGACAGAGCTTTAAAAGGTGACGTGCATTGTTTAAAGATGTGTATAGACAGAATCGTTCCTCAAACTAAAGCTGTAGAAATAAATCATAAGAAAGATGATGGCGGTATTATTATTAATGTCGGCACTACAGAACAAATCGAGGAGCAAGCTAAAAAAACTAAACCAAAGCAGATTAGAAGTAAATCTGAGGATACTGTTGTAGCTGAAGTAATAAATGAGCTTTAATACTGACTTAGCTTTTGGTGAAGAAAATGAACGCTTTATATTAAAAAAAGTTCAATACAAATATCCAAAAGCTTATAAAGTAGAAGGTTATTGTAAAGACTGGGATATTTTTGTACCAGAAAAAGGTATAGGCATAGAAGTTAAAAGTGATAGAGCTTCTACTAAAACTGGTAATGTTGTTATAGAAGATAGTTACGGAGGTGCGCCTTCAGGTATCACAACAACTAAGGCTACATGGTGGGCGTATATAACTAAATGTCATATTTATTGGATAACGCCTAGAAGAATAAAAAGATGTATAAAAGAAAATGATTTAAAGTCTATAAAATTTGACCCTATTAAAGGCGATTACAAAGAAAAGTCTTTATATTTAATAAAAGAAAAGATATTTAAACAATATGCTAATCGTAAGGAAAGACTTTAATGGCAGAAATTAATGTAGAGTTGCACCCTGCACAATTAGAAATATTTAATTCAAACGCAAGATTTAAAATAGTAGCTGCTGGTAGAAGATTTGGTAAATCTAGATTGGCTGCTTGGATTCTTTTAATTAAAGCTTTGCAATCTAAAAGTAAAGATGTATTTTATGTTGGTCCTACATTCCAACAATCTAAAGATATTATGTGGGGTATGCTAAAAGAACTAGGTGCTGATGTAATACAAGATGCTTATGAAAATACAGCTAGACTTACTCTTATTAATGGTAGAAAAATATATTTAAAAGGTTCAGATAGACCTGATACACTTCGAGGTGTTGGTTTGGCGTATGTTGTGCTAGATGAGTACGCCAGTATGAAGCCTATAGTATGGGAACAAATATTAAGACCAACTTTAGCAGACGTAAGAGGTGAAGCTTTGTTTATTGGTACACCTGCTGGTAAAAATCACTTCTATGATTTGTTTAAAGAAGCAGAAAAAGAAGAAGATTGGGAATCTTTTCAATATAACTCTACAGATAACCCTTATATTGCAGCAGATGAGATTGAAGCTGCTAAACGCTCTATGTCATCTATGGCATTTAGACAGGAGTTTGAAGCTTCCTTTGAAACTTTTAGTGGGGGCATATTTAAAGAAGAATGGTTTCATACAGGCAAAGAACCTGAAGATGGAAATTACGTTATTGCTGTAGACCCTGCTGGTTTTGAGGCTGTAGAAAAAGAAAGAGGTTTAAAAGGTTCTAAATTAGATGAAACAGCTATAGCTATTGTAAAAATTGACCGAGATAAATGGTGGGTTAAAGATATATTGCATGGTAGATGGGGAATTAAAGAGACTGCTAGTAAGATTCTTAAAGCTGCTGAAGTATGTGAAGCTACAACTGTAGGTATAGAAACAGGTTCTTTAAAAAATGCTATTATGCCTTACCTTGAAGATGAAATGAGAAGTGAAAATAGATTTGTACATATAGATGAACTACGTCATGGTGGTAAAAAGAAGACAGAACGTATAACATGGTCTTTACAAGGTAGGATGGAGCATGGTCAAATAACATTTAATGAAGATAGAGAGTGGAAATTCTTTATAGACCAAATGTTAGACTTTCCTAACCACTTAAGCCATGACGATTTACTAGATAGCCTAGCATATATAGACCAAGTGTCTATAGCAGACTTTGCATACTCTATAGATATGGAAGATGAGTGGCAACCTATGGATGATATAGCAGGATACTAGCTAATTTAACAGAAAGTCGTACACAACTACCTAAAATGTGTTATACTCCACAGAATTACCTACAGAAATGGAGCTATTCTATAGATGTACGACAATAAAGAAACTAAATATCAAGCTTTAGCAGGTTGGCTAGGTTATAGACTAGATAGCTGGCGTAATCATAGAGATAATAACTACGTTAGTAAGTGGGATGAGTATTATCGACTATGGAGAGGTACTTGGGTAGAATCAGACAAGACACGCAGCTCTGAAAAGTCTAGAATTATAGCACCAGCACTACAACAAGCTGTTGAATCCGCAGTTGCTGAAATGGAAGAGGCTACATTTGGGCGAGGAAAGTGGTTCGACATACAAGATGATATGTTAGACCAAGACCCAAGCGATGCTGAGTATGTAAGGAATTTACTCCAAGAAGATTTAGAAAAAACTGGGTGTAAAGACGCTATATGTGAAGTATTTCTTAACTCTGCTATATATGGTACTGGTATTGGAAAGATAGTTGTTGAGCAAAACATAGAAAGAACACCTGCTGAAGTGCCTGTAGAAGGTACTACCACTACTACTCGTCAGTTAGTAGAGTATCCCTCAATAGATATAAGAGTAGAACCTATATCTCCTAAAGAATTTTTAATGGACCCTTCTGCTAAAAACATTAATGAAGCTTTAGGTGTTGCCCATGAAGTAATTAAACCAAGATACCATGTAGTAGAAGGTATTTTGTCAGGTATCTATAGAGATGTACCTCTTAATGGTGACTATGATACTGTTTCATTTGGCTATGACTCTGAAACAAAACAAGCAGATGAATCAGACTCAGTTAAAATTACAGAGTATTGGGGTAAAGTACCTAAAAGATTTCTTAAAGCTTCTAAAGATAAAGACGACTTTGAGTATTCAAAGAAAGATGAATTAGTAGAAGCAGTAGTTACTATATGTAACGATGAACATATACTAAGAGTAGAACAAAACTTGTTTATTATGGAAGATAGACCTTTTATATCTTACCAACATGACATTGTGCCAAACAAATTCTGGGGTAGAGGAGTTTCAGAAAAAGCTTATAATGCACAAAAAGCATTAGATGCTGAAATGAGAGCTAGGATTGATTCACTAGCATTAACTACTACACCTATGATGGCTGCTGATGCAACTCGACTACCACGAGGAATAAAATTTGAAGTAAGACCGGGAAAAACAGTACTTACTAATGGTAGTCCTAGAGATGCTATCATGCCTTTAGATATGGGTCAAACAGACCCAAGTACATTTGAGCAAGTAAACACTTTACAAGCTATGATTCAAATGGGTACTGGTTCAAGTGATGCAAGTAATAGTGGAAATACGTCAAGTGGTATGTCTATGCAGCAAAGTGCTGCTATTAAAAGACAAAAACGTACATTAATGAATTTTCAAAACACATTCCTTATACCTTTAATTCAAAAGTCAATGTGGAGAAAAATACAATTTGATGTAGAAAGATATCCTGTTAATGATTACAAATTTATACCTTACTCTACTATGGGTATAATGGCAAAAGAATTAGAAATGCAGCAAATGGTTTCATTACTACAATCTATACCTAAAGATTCTCCAGCTTTTGATACTATCTTATTAGCTATGATGCAGAATTCTAGTATTCATAATAGAGACCAGATAGTACAGTCATTAATGCAAGGAAGTGAACCTGACGAACAGCAGCAAGAGTTAGAAAACATAGGTACTGAATTGCAAATAAAGCAAGCAGAAGCTGAAATTCAAAAAACATTAGCTGAAGCTGCTGAAGAAAAAGGTAGAGCCATGTTGCATCAAGCACAGGCTGCACAGGTACTTCCTAATGAATTACAAGTTGAAGAATCTATTATTAAATTACAAAAAGATGCTTTAAGTTTAGATAAATTAAGAGCTGATATAGCAAATCAAAATTCTGAAACAGAAAGAAACAAACCTGAAGTAGACCATCTTAAATCAGAAACTATATTAAACTTAGCTAAAGCTAGGGAAGCTGGTCTTAAATCAAATATTAGTACACGAGTACAATGAAAACTGATGAACAGTTTATAAAAGATAGATTAGCCATGTTTGAAACCGAAGGGTGGAGAGACTTAATGGTTGATATGGAAATTACTGAAAAGAATGTAGCAGATATACGCACTCTTGAAAGTGAAAAAGACCTTTGGCATGCCAAGGGTCAGTTGGAAATTCTAAGACAATTAAGAAGTCTAGAAGATGCAACTAAACTAACGGTAGAACAATCCTAGTCATAGGACTCTACTTTAATATAACTTCACAACCCACAATGGGCGGAGAACACAATGAGTATAGTAGTAGATGAAACACCTTTAAATGAAACACCAATAACAGAAAATCAAAACGTAACACTAGAACAGGAAACTCAAGAGGATTTTATCCAAGCGGAAGCACAACTTGAAGCAGACCAACCCGAAGTTATAGTACCTGAGAAGTATGCTGGCAAATCATTAGAAGATGTTATTGAGATGCACCAAAATGCTGAAAAAGTATTAGGCAAGCAAGGAATGGAAGTTGGACAACAACGAAAAGTAATTGAAAGTCTAATGCAATCTCAACAACAAGTTGCTAATACTACTGCACCTAAAGAAGAACCAGCGACATTTGAGGACCAATTTTATGCTGACCCTGCAAACGCAGTTAACTCAGCTATAGAAAATCATCCTGATGTGTTGAAAGCTAAAGAAACTAGAGCTATGCAAAATCAAGCTTTGAGTAAAGCACAGTTAGAAGCTGCTCATCCTGATTTTACAACTATAGTAGAAAATGTAGATTTTCAAAGCTGGATTGGAGCGAGCAAGATACGACAAGAATTATTTCGTAATGCTGATTCTTATAATTTTGAAGCTGCTAACGAGTTGTTTACAACATGGAAGCAAATTAACATGGCAGGTAAAACTGCTAAAGTTAATAAAGCAGAGGAAAATAAAAGAAAAACAGCCTTACAAAAAACTAGTTCTGAAACAAGCTCTTCAGGAGATTCTATAGGTAGCAAAAAAATTTACAGGCGAGCTGATTTAATCAACTTGCAAGTAACAGACCCTGCTAGATATGCTGTGCTTGCTGAAGAAATTCAAGAAGCATACCAAGAAGGTAGAGTTAAATAATATAATACTTATAATAGGAGAAGTAAAATGGCGTTAGGAACAAATAACACCACGGCTGCCGTAGCTAATAACTTCATCCCCGAGTTGTGGAGCGATGAAGTTATTGGAGCGTATAAGTCGAATCTTGTAACTGCTAACCTAGTTACAAAAATATCCCATAAAGGGAAGAAAGGCGACACTATATATATACCAGTGCCGGCTAGAGGTAGTGCAAGTGAAAAAGCAGCTAATACACAAGTTGTGTTATCAGCAGCTACAAACACAGCAGTAACAGTATCAATCAATAGACACTTTGAATACTCAAAGTTAATTGAAGATATTGCAGAAGTACAGGCACTAGCCTCTATGAGGAAGTTCTATACTGATGATGCAGGTTTTGCACTAGCAAAACAAGTGGATAATGATTTAACTAAATTATTTGAAACTTTTTCAAAGACTTCTACTGCAGGTGTCGTAGGTGGTACAGGTGCGCAAATGTATGAAAAAGCAGTAATTGGTAGTAATGGTACTACTCTTTATAATGGTGCTTCATCTAATGCAGCAGACATTACTGACCCAGCTATTCGTGCAATGATTCTACAACTAGATGATGCAGATGTACCAATGGATAACAGAGTTATGGTTATTCCACCAATTGTAGCAAGTGATTTGTTA